TTCACCCGGACGGCTCAGACGGCCCGTCGTTCCTGTTCACCGCGTTTCCGCACGCCGCCACGCCTTCGGCCTAGCCATGCCGGCGCAACTCTTCGCCCAAGGGCAGCGGCGTCAATCGGCCGTCCCGCGCCCGAAGCCCAAGAACCAAGGCCAGCTACCGCCGTTTGACCTGTCCGGCGACCCGCATACGAACTGGCCGAATAACCAGCGAGCCCTCCCATCCGGCTGGGACAAGCGGTTCTGGCGTGGTAACGCATGGTCCGTGACGATTCCCGGACTGCCATGGGTGCCGGGAGGGTCGTCACAGCAGCCGGAGCGCGTCCTGACGTGGTTCCTCGACCGCTACGAGCCCGCGTGGCAAACGCAAATCCTCACGGCGCATGCCGAGCGCGGCTACACCCATTTCTCGCTCTCATGGCCTGACAGCCGGTCCTACGGACAGTCCTTGGACCAGTTCATCGCCACCTGTCGGCTGGTGAAGGCATGGGGCTTCTACGTCCACGTGTTCATGGGGTCCAAGGACTTCGACCCGCATGACGAAACGTGGGCCGGCTGGTGGGGACAGGTCACGGCGCCCGTGCTCCAGACGCTCGTGTCGGCCGGTTGCGTGGACATCATCACGCCCGGCTGGGAATGGGACGGTTGGAACGTGCCGGGCGATTCGACATTCGCCATCTATCAAGGGCTGGCAGCTATCGCGGTGCCTGCAGGCATCGATGTCTGGACGCACTTCGATATCGAATACACGTCGTGGTTCGCAGATGGCGGGAACCGCTTTCAGTGGTGGGATTCGATGCGCGGCATCTTGACCGGCATCCTCTACCAAGGCAATCCCTACGTAAATCCCGATGGCTCACTCGTCTGGTCGATGGGCGAACGGCAAGCGCGAGCGGCGGATACGCAGAATCAGGACACGTTCGCGGATGGCACGTTCAAGTTCGTCTACTGGGAAGCGGATGCGGCCGAACAGTTTGACAATGCGCATCCCACCGAGGCGGAAGCCGCGATGCACGGCTATCTGATGCTGTGCTCGCCTGGTGGATGCCCAGTAAATGGCTTCGGCAATGGGTGCTGGCTGCCTGACGGCACGCCGACGCTGGTGTAAGATAATCGGGACCGGCTCACGTATGGTGCGTGATGCCGGCCCCTCATCGCGTGACTCGTGAAGGAGTCGGACGTGACTGATCCACAGGATACCGCAGACGAAAGGCGGGGCACGGCTGAAAACGTGCCCCTCGCAGCCACAGGCACGCGGTTAGGGAGCGTGACCCGTGGCCACTCGGGTGATTCTACCCTCGGGATCATCGATGCGCGACAACTCACGATTGCCCAGTCAGCGACACTCCTTCGGCTGCTGAAGCGTGACCAGATTCACGACAATTCAGTAAGCATCGAAATTCGCTGGCGAGATGGCGAAGTCGAGTCAACGCGCATCCGGCCAGAAACCGCGCATGAGATTGCCGAGCTGCTGAAGTGAGCGCTCAATGCCGTGACTGCTGGAACTGGCGCCGCAAGTCTTCGTTGAATGGCATCTGCTGGCTCGATGGCGGCGTCTACACCATGCAGGATGACGGCTGCGAGTCCTACCGGCCGCGGGTGATTGTGGTTGAGAAGGGCACGCTGACACGCCAGCACGAGGAAGGCGTATCATGGGCGCTCTGTTCCTGCGGGTTCAGCGCGAAAGCCTTCGGGGAGGACGCGAGTGAGTTGGTCACGCTGCGGATGGAAGAACATGCGCTGGCGTGTCGGCAAGCGTAACTTTGCCGTCGATGGGTCGAAGCGGGATCTCCGACTGGGGAACCCCTCACTTTGAAGCCGACTCGGGCGAGTTGGTAGGGTGAGGACATTCGGCGGACTCCGCTGTCGGCCAACCCCAACATCGGCGGCAATCTAGTTTCGGGAGGATCTGACATGGTGAAACGCTACGCGGTGCGGCTGTCGGTCGTGATGGGCTTGGCGCTGATCCTGGCGGGCTGCGGAGCCAAGGAAGCGACCGTGGATGCGTTGCTCGCGCTCTCGAACGGGGCCATCGCCGCGAATCAGACGATGGACTCGAACGGGCAGCCGCTGCTCAGCACGGCCGATTGTGGCGCGGTGCTGACAGCGACGACCCAGATTCTGCAAACCATTCAGGCGTCACAGAACGGCTGGCAGGCGGCGGTCAAAACAGGTTGGGCGGCGGCCTCAGCGGACATCACGGCGAAGCATCCCAATGCCGGCGTGCGGCTGAAGGTGGCCTTGGCGGCGGTGACGGCTGCGGTGGATGCGCTCTGATGCATCCGGACTTGGCGAAACTTCACACAGGAGCAGCGTTGATGCCTGATCTCAATCTCACCGGACAGGAACTGGCCTTTGCCATCACCTTGGCGGAACAGCTCATAGCCTTGTTTCGCGGCAAGTCCGTGGCGGAAGTGAACGCGGCGATGCAGACGCAGATCGACAAAAATCGCCAGTGGCTAAAAGACAATGGCTTCCCGGTCGTCTAGCCAGCCCTACGCCGTGAACTTCGCGGATTACCTGAACTGGCAGGAGACCCGCACGGCCTCACCAGCATGGCTCATAGAACGGGCCTTGCGCCTCTGGAAACGCGGCTACGGCGAAGCCTACGTGACGATGGACCGCTTCGACTTCACCCGCTGGAAGGCGGGGGAGTTCTTCCCGCACTCAGCGCAAGGGGAGCGCCACGAGCATCAGGTCAATCACAACCAGTAGCACGGGCACCCACAGCGGACACTTCCCAATCGCTGAGGCAATCGTAGTGCCGAACGCCGCGAGTAACAGCAAGAGACTCACTGATAACACCATGTCACCCTCCTAAATGGTCGCCCACGTGGCCCAGAGCGCGAGGAGCGCCAAGGCCGGAACCGTCCAGATACCCGTTGGAAGCTCCTCATTATGCGTCGGATGCTGCTGCCAGCCCGCGAAGATGAGCACGAGCACCTGCACCGCGAGCACGAGGCCCCACGTCAGCGAGTAAGCCGCTAAGAAGAACGACAGCCCCAGCATCAGCACGGAGACGACCCGCGCCGTCTTGGCATGCAGCCCATGCAGGATCGTGCCGCCGTCAAAATGCTCACAGGGCAGCAAATTCACGAAACACAACAAACAGGCAATCCATGCTCCCGCGCCGAGCGGATGCAGCACGACACTCCCATGCGCCCACCAGGACATCAGATGCGGCATCCCGAACCGCTTGAGCCTGGTGCCGCTAATCAAGGCCGAAATTGGTAGCGACCACTTCAGCCCGAACCATGCGGCTGGGAGCACCCCAAGAAACCCAGCCAAGGGGCCAGCCGCGCCAGAGACGATCATGGACTCCCGGGAAGGGTAGGGACTCTCGAGCCGGATAAACGCTCCAGCGGTGCCAGTGATGAAGAGGGGTAGCGGGATCGCGTAGGGACCGCTCCAGCGGACCCCGTAGTGGCGGTAGGACACGAGATGGGCGGCTTCGTGGAGGCTGACCGGCCCGAGGAGGCCCAGCGTGAACCAGAGGCCGCCTGAGAGGTTCTGGAGGGCAAAGAGGGGCGGCCGCTCCCCATGGGCATAGGCAAAGAGCGCCGCATGCGTCATGCCCGCGAGCAGCACACAGCCGAGCGTGCAGACGGCTAGCGTGGCAGCGAGTCGAGGAGCGCGCGACATTCGGTGACGCGCCGATCGAGTTCAGCGCGAAGGGCAGGGAGCCGGTCCATGCTCTCGCGATACCGAGGGTTGAGCTTCGCCGCCCATGCGTCCCACAGCGATTCCAGCGACCGCAGGCGGAACGAGATGCCAGTCGGGATGGGAATCATGGCTGCGGTTGGTTCACGATTCGCGCCATTTGCGAATTCAAGGACAGTGCCGATTTGGCCAGCGCCTCGTAAGCGTCGGCCCTCGCCACTTCCCTCTGGTATGTCGGTTGCGCCACGACCCAACCCTTCAGGAACCCGAAGATCAGCAGGCCGGGGAGACCGTAGAGTTTGAGCGAGTCGATGATCCACTGTGCGTCCATGGCTGGGGGTCACGGGCGTATCTTACTGCGGCTTAACTGCCGCCGCCGCACGAACAATCGAGGCCAAAGATGCCGCAGGTGAAGTATTTCGCCGCCTGCCAGACGGGGCCATACGCATCCTGAAAGAACTGGTCCGCATCAGGCCCGCAACACAGCTCACAGGTCACGATGACATCATCCGTGCCGATCTTCCGCTCACGCTCCAGTAGATGCAGGTTCACAAGTTCAAGCGCCTTGTTGAGCACCTGCGGTAGATGATGCAGATGCTTGTGGAACTCCGCCAGTTCCTTCGCGTTCAAGGCGCTCAACCGCTGCGGGTCAATCGTAATCGGGGGTAGCTGCATGGTCGAATCCTTTACGTGAGATACGCGCCAGCGATCAACAGGTAGCCCCCATTGGCAGCATCGGGGCGTAACACAACTGAAGCCGATTTTGGTGAAGTTCCGTGTGTCACCGTCCACGAACTCTGGCCATTGATGGTCTGCCCAGCGTGAGGTGTCAACACGCAATCGGTGGTGCCTGTCAGCATCACGGTTAAATCCTGCGTGCGCGTGGTCACGTCTTGGATGTTCAGGACGCCAGATGAGCCCGAGCCGAGAAACGTGACCGTGTTGTCGGACGACGTAATCGTGCCGCCGTTGGCGATCGACCGCTGGCCCTGATTCGCGAATGTTCCGAGCGTGGAGATAAACGTCTGCCCAACATTCTCGACGTTATCGACCGAGCGCACTGGATTCGCGGTATCAGGCGCGGCGGGGTTGTTCGGTAGCGGCGGGCAGAGCTTCACCTTGTAGCCGGTAGCCGACAGATACACCGACACCGGATTCACGCCATCAGACGGATACCCCGTCGCATCCAAGATGACCTGTGAGCCCAGCGACGTGTTGCCGAGCTGGTCCGAGAACACCGACTGCGGCGTCGAGGTGCCAGCCGCGTAGAACACCAGGAAGTAGCCTTCATACGGACTCGGCGTGGCCGTGAGGAACTGGGGAATCGTCCACGGCATGAGTTCAAGCGGGACAGCCATTACTTCTCTGCTCCTGAGTTGTCTGGAAGGCCAGCGATGCCGTGGATGATGGTCGTCATGACATTCACCGGCACACCGGCAATGACAGCCGCAGGCTTATAGAGGCCGCGAGCAATCAGAGACTTCACCGCTGGAGAACGCTCCATCAGGTAGAGCCCAGCCGCGACTGGGTTCTCAGCAAGCCACGCCAATCCCACCGGATCACGATTGCCAGCACGTGCGACCTGCTGCGCCACGGCATCACGCGCTTTGATGGCTGCGCCTTCACGAGCATTCGGGATGTTGATGTTCGTGCCCTGTTTCTGCGCTTCAGCGGCGATGTCTTCCTTCAGTCCACGCGCGAGCGCCTGCTGGCCTTGAATCCGAGCGGCCGGAATATTGCCCGTGGCGACCGCTTGATATGGCGTATCGCCAATCTGCTGGTAGGTCGCCTGCTTAATGTCTTGAGCCTTGGCCGTTGGGATGGGACCGTTCTTGAACAGACCTGATGGCGACTGGCCATGATTGCGCAAGAACTCATCCTTGACCGCTTGCAGCGCCTTGATATCCGTCTCTGGGTTGCCCTGATCCTTGGCGTGAGTGATCAGGTCATCAATACGACTGGCCACCTTGTCCGCATCGACGGAAGAACCAGCCGGGAGCGCATCAAGGGCATCCTTGATCGCCTTGTTGGACATCTGAATGATGCCCGTCAGCTTGTCGATGCCGCCCTGCGTGACGTTGATGCCTTCCTTTAGGAGGGTGCCAACAATCGGCAACTCGGTGCCCTTGATGAGCGCACGCGAAGTCGCCTTAATTCCCGGCTTGACCGCCGACTGCATCAAGGCTTCGCCGGCGCGGGCCATACCAGGCGCGACAAGGCCGCTGCCGATGAGTTCCGAGCCGCCTTGAGCCTTAGCCGCATCGAGCATGCGCTGGCTTGCCTGCGTCGGATCTGAGGTCGTCTGGACACCAGTCGCATCATTCATGAGTTGGCGCTGGCCTTCGCCAGCCGCGCCACCGAGCGCCGCCGCGCCAGCCCCGACAATCGGCCCACCGGCCGCCGTGCCAATCGCGCCAAGCGCCGTGCCTTCAGCCGTGGGCAACCACCTGGCCAAACGATTAATGCTGTCCCTGTCAGGAATGCCAATCGCGCCACCCTTGTGGAGCGCATCGGCGATGTCTAGGGCGCTGTCAAGAAAGCTCCGCTGTGGCCTGGGACTGGCCGCCTGCGTGGAAGCCGTATTCGCATGTCCAAGGGCTTCATTGATGGACTTCTCCATCTGATCAGGAGCCGTCCCGGCCGGGAACTCCACAATGCCCATACCGGGCACATCGACGCGGATGGGCTGCTGTGGGTATGGCATTAGCTGCCTCCCACTTTGACCAGTTTGCCGTTCACCATGCGGTAATCAGCCGGAGCCTGCGAGGACGTGTTACTAGACGGCCCCATGTTGGCATAGGCATTCATGAAGTCGCGCTCGCCCTGAAGGTTGCCCAAGAACGTGTTGATGTCCTTGTCCTTGGCATCCATCAGCTTCGACAAATGCTCGATCATCTGAGGTGACCCGCCAGCGCGTGCGCCGCCATGAGCGCGAGCGATGCCAGTGATGAGTAAGCCGCCTGCGCTGGCGAACTCGCCAATCAACTTGCGCTGTTCAGGCTTCAGGCCCTGAATGTCAGCAGCCGCCGACTCGACACCGGCGATGTTCCGAGCACGGCCGCCGAGCGTGCCCATCAAACCCTGTTGGTCAAGTTGCTTCGCCAGTGATTCGACCTTATCGATCATCGGCAACAGTGTGGTTGCCGTTTCCTTCATCTGTTTGCCTTGCGAGGTCAACTGCGTGATGTTTTCGCCCGAGGCTTCAAGCGACTTCATCACCGCATCCTTCGCATGCGCGGGGATGTTCTGAAGCGGCAGCGAACCATTCTTGACTTGACGCACGTAACCAGCGACCACTTCAGGATCAACCGGAGTCGTCATGGCCGACGCCGGATTGTGCGCCCTGAACGTATTGGCGTCGGCATTCTGCTGGGCAATCTTGAGTTGCGCGGCCCGATCCTTCGATGCTTCAGCTTCTTTGGCCGCCGCTGCCGACAGTTCTTCCTTCTTCGCTTCAGGCACCGTCGCCTTCAGGAAGTCATCGCCATGCGCGCCAGACGCGACGAGCTGCGCCCATGGCAGCATCGCCTCAGGCGTCAGGTGATACATGCTGGCAATCGAGGCCAATACATCCTTCTTGCCGAGCATGTCGCCTTGCGTCTGATCTGGGGCCTTCGACAGCGCGAGTGCAATGCCTTGCTGCATGTTGCCGCTTTGCAGTTCCTTCAGCGCGTTCAGATTGGAATCGACGTATTCCTTGTGTGACTGCCCGCCCTTGATCACCGCATCGACGGTGTTCTGATCGAACTGTTTCGGCAGCAGTTGATCAAACGTCTGCGAAGAGTTCGGATCGACCGCTCCGGCCATTCCGATGACAGCGCCGCGCACAATCGGCCAGTTCTCCGGTGTCGCCGTCTGCAGCATCGACAGCGCATGGTCATTCGCCATGCCCTGATTCTTCAGGTGCGTCTCAACCGCCTGTTCCTGCGCCTGCTGGTTCTTGGCTGTGATGGCATCAAGTTGATCGGCCACCGTGGCACGCCCGCTGGCTCGCAGTGACTTTGAGGCTTCTACAGGATTGCCGTTCGCGGCCTGCACGGCGGCGTTGAGCGCGGCTTTGTCCTGCGCGTCTTGAATCAGTTTTCGCGCGGTCTGCTGACGCTGTTCGGCGAGGGCTTCACGCTGGTCACGGAGTGCCTTGACGCTCTCAAGCTGCGTCATTGTCTCGATGGGATTCGAGACTGTTGGAACCTTAACGTCGAGCGCGAGCTGAGGGTCCAAGGCCACGGCTAGAACGACCCTCCGGTGTTCAGAGCCGTCGCGTTGTTCGCATAATTCACTTTGTTCGCCGTCGCCCCGCTCGGATTGACCGACTTATACAAGGCGTAATTACCGAGCGTGCTGCCGACGTTGTTAATGCCTTGGTTGATGGCGTTCGCGCTGCCAACGGTGCCAGCCGCGCCAGCCGCAGCCGCTCCAGTGTTGTAACCAGCCGCCGCATTCGTCGCGTTCATGCCGTAGCCAGCCAGCGTATTCAGATTGCCGAAGTTCTGCTGAAACTGACCAGACTGCATCGCGTAATCTTGCGGGATGAGTTGGCCGAGCGCGCCGTAGGTCGCATTCGCCAAGTCCTTCCCAGCGCCGGTCGAGAGTCCGAGACCCTTGGAAAACAGATTCGAGTTGACGGCGTTCTGCGCTTCTTTCAGCGCATACTGGCCAAAGGGACCAGACACAAACTGCGACGGCGAATACTGAAACCCGCCTGCACCGCCCTGACCGCCGCCTCCTCCGCCAGTATCACCAGCGCCTTGCTTCGACCGGCCCGTCCAGTAGCCGATGTTGTCGCCTTCACCCGGAGCCTTGCCCGCTACACTACTGGTCACACCGCCTGTTTCGGTAATCTTGCCAATCCAGTAGTTCGGGTCTGAGGCGAGTGTCGGATCAGCACCGGGCTGAGAGGCCAGATACTGCACGAACTTGGCGACGTAAGCCGGATCAGTGGGATTCGCGTTCGGGTCTGCCTGAAAGCCGCTATCCGCCATAGCTGGACCCTCCGCGCACACCGTAGCTGCCAAGGGTCGAACCGCCACCGTCCATCACCAACGGAGGCGTGGGAGGCGGTGGAGGCGTTGAAGTCATACCAGCCGCTTGCCGTGGTGCCTGAATCGACGGCGGCATCGCCGGATTCGGCGCGGGCTGCGGAGGTGTCGGACTGGCCGTTGGCGCAATCCCATACATGCCGAGCGCCTTGTCAAACGCCGCATTTCCGCCCTGCTGATAGGGCTGAAACGTGTTCGCCGCCTGCGTGCCCGCCTGCTGCTGCTGACTGGCCGCCGACTTGGCCGCATGCGACCCGATGATCGAGGACGCGACTGACGCGACGGCTGGGACGATAAACGCTGCCGCAGGCATAAGTTACAACTCCAAGACGTAAGTATCCGGCAACTTCACCGCCCGACCCTTTTTGGTCAGGAGAGATGTTACCGCTGAATCGCTCGATCCGGTAATCGCTGAGGTGACGCCCCACTCAGCGAGAACCGCCTTCATGGCTCTCAGAAGCGCCCGCTGCACACCAGACTTGCCGCGATGTTTTTCTGACACGTTCACACCCTCGGCATGGGCCATCAGCAAGCCGGCCCACGAGCCTGAGAGCTCGCCGTCATCATCGAACACGGCAATGACCTTCACCCGATGGGCGCAGGTCGTGAGGAGCGGCAGCACGGAGCCGAGCTCAGTGCCATCGAGCAGTGACCATTCATCGACCGAAAGAATGCGCGTCGTCATTTAAGCGCCGCCCGCACGGAGGTGTAAATCACGACCCATAACGCGCCGAGAAACAGCACGCCAGCGACCGCCCAGCGCGTCCAGTATTCGGCAGGGGTCATGTCCTAGACGGCCTGCACATAGCCAAGAACGGTAATCGTAATCGAACTTCCAGCGCTGGCGAGGCCGTCGAGGAAGTCCGTGGTGGCCATTTCAATGCCATCACCGAAGTAGATGTCGCTGTTGGAGTTGGCCGGGATGGACACACCCTTGCCTATTTCCGTGCCGCCAGTCGTGCCGCCCGTCGCGCCGATGTAGAGCGTCCACGTCACGGCGCCGCTAGTCACGTTCGCGAAGTGGAGTTGCGTGATGTAAGTCCGCAGTGTGACCTGCGAGGACGTGGGAGGAGTGTAGATGTTCGTCGCGGAGGCCGCTAGATATGCGGGTCCGGCCAGTCGAATCGTCGGCGCAGCCATGGTTCGTCTCTCCTATTGCGGGATGCCGTAGAGTCGAAACGTGCCCGCCGACACGTTCCCTGATGTTTCCGTGAACTTCAGCTTCGTCGCCGCTTGCGTTAAGGCGTGAACGCCGGTCATGGTGCTGATGACATGTGCGTTCGTGTTGTTATAACCCACCACATCGCCGCGAAGCATGATGTAACCGGAGGTCTGATTCACGCCGAAGACGTAGATGAACCCCGATTGCGCGTTGGCGTTGCTGCAACTGGTGAACACTTCAATGCTCGACCCCGTGCCCGCGCCCGTGCCGCCACCGGCCGGGCTGCCACTTGAAATCGAGACGATCTCTTGCCACTGGTAGTTGCTAGAGAAATACCCGCCGGCATCCGAGATCGTGATTTCAAGACTCGCGGCGTTCGTGATCGGCAGATGCCCAAAGAACGTGATCAGGTAATTATCGTAGGTGCTAGAGAATGCCGTGAACTCCACCGACGCTTGATTTGAGGCCGTCACGGTTGCGAGTAAGACGTTGCCGCCAGTCCCTGCTGGCCCGGTTGCTCCGGTCGCGCCGGTCGCACCTTGAGGCCCTTGCAATCCCGGCGTGCCGTTCCTGCCATCGTCGCTGCGGCGGCTGATGATGGGACCGGGCGTGCCAGCTGGCCCTGTCGCCCCAGTCGCGCCATCTGCGCCCTGCGCACCGGGCAGACCTGGGATACCGTTCCGACCATCATCCGAACGACGGCCCACGATGGGTCCAGGTTGGCCTATGGGACCTGTGGCACCAGTTGCCCCTGTTGCGCCGGGAGGTCCGGGCAATCCTGGGATGCCGCTGCGTCCCTCTTCACCGCGCCGAGTGAAGAGCTGATTAATGATTTGTGTGGTGGTGCCACCACCAGACCCGAAGAGTGTGCCGCTCGTATCAGAGACCGATCCGCTTTCCGTGGGACGAATCGCCGCGAGTGTTGCACCGACGTTGTAGCGTGGAGCTCCGGTCGCATCGACCCAGATGACGAAGTAGCGGCCGTCAAGGAGTTGGCCGCCAATCGTGCCAGCCGCACCAGATCCGCTGGCATTCCGCTGGGACAGGATCGTCACACCGGGGATTGCGCCCGTTGCAAGGCCATACGCGTAAGCCTCCAACGAAGCGGGATCGGTCGCTTGTGTGCCGCCGATGCCAATCCCAACGCCAGATGAGAATGGCGCGGCCACACCCGGCGTCAAATGGTCGTCAATTTCTAATCCTGTTGTGTTCGTATCTCGCCACAGATATGAAAATGCCGTGCCACTGGGGATGTAGTCCGATGACGTGTTCAGCTTCGCGCCAAGAGTGATGTCTTCATACGTGACTGTGCGTGGGTTGACCCCTAATACGCCGGTGTTGGGCGTGGCGTTCTGCACCACGAGCTGGCTGGCAGCGACGTCGGCCGTAATGGCGACTTGTCCGACACCTTTATCAAAGGTGAATTTCGAATCACCTCCAAAGACCCCGCCGTCGTTAAACTGAACGTCCTTATCAGCGCCACCAATGCCGCCAGCACTCGCAGCGATCGTTATGCTGTGTGGACCGTTGGTGATGGTGACGCCAGCGCCTTGCGTCAGCGTCTCGGCCTGCACCGTGCCATCAGCCGCCCCAATCGGCACTTCCCCGTCTAGTGACGAAATGACCTTGATGCTGCTGGTGCCAGCGCCTACGACCAGCCGATTGAGTGTCAGATCGCCAATCGACGTGACGGCCGTCTGCGCCACTTCTAGAATCTTGCGCAGCCAGTCGAACCACACGCGCTCCCACAGCCTGTTTTTATCAACCACCGGCTGCCGCTGCTGGTCCGGAACATAGTTCGGGGCTTTAGGATTCGTCGCCATCAGCCCGTGCCTTCTTCGCGCGTAACAAAGAGATCCGTGGGGACGAATGTCACATCATCTGAGCAACTGACGCGCACGGCTGGTTGCCGCTTTGATCCCACAGTGTGCTGATATGCCCGGGTGTAATACGCGCCGGTCCTGCCGAGTGACAGCGCCTTTTCCTGTCCGAACGTCACCGCGTTATCGCCGCTCCACGCCATGCTGATAGTCGGGGCGACGGTTGGATCAGCGGGCACCCCCAGTCCCGGCTGCATCTGGACTTCCGCACGGCCGATGAACTGTGAGACGTTGCCGGGAAGCGCGGGGAGGCCGACTTGCCGCACGCGCACGAGTTCGAGGGTCTGTTCGGTGCCGACAAATGTTGGCGTAGGAGACCCGCTCCCTAATGACCATGCAAAGAACGGGCATGAAAACGGCACCTTGCCTGACCCAACATTCGAACTAGTGTTGATCGTGAACGATGCTGTGAGCGATCCGGTTGAACTATTGAACTGCCAGAACTTGGTGGTTGCGCTACTGATGTCGTTAAACGTTCTGACCCAGAAGCTGCCGTCCGATCCGAGATCGATGCTCAGCCGTTGCGGGCTGGCTTCGTGCGTGACACCCGTTAACGCATACGACATCAACAGCGTGCCGCTCGTGCCGTCATATTTCCGGACAGTGAAGACTGGACCCGCCGTTGTCGCAATGACAATGAGGTGATTCGTGCCCGGTAAACGGAGCAAATCCTGCCCGAAACTGGTGCCCGCGACACCCGCCACGAGCGTGCCTCCGGTGGTGTCCGATCCGAGGTTCCATTTCTTGATCGGAGCCGCATCAGAAGCGTATTTCGCATAGAAGAACTGTGAGCCGTCCTCGGACAGCGCCAGACTCACAGGTCCGCCGCCACCGCCGGAGTCCAGGTGCCACGTGGTGCCTCCAGTCGTGCCGGTATCTGAGAACGACCGCACCAAGGCCGTGAACGTCGCATCGTTGCTGCTGGCGTAGAACGTCGAGACGTCATCGGACGTCACGCCGCACCGCTTCTGCCAGAATCCTGACGGTGTGAATGGAATGGCCGTGCCGCGCACGGACAGCGACGGGTTGTAGATAGGAATAGACGTGATGTGCGTGCCGCTGCCCGTCGTATCTCCGACGCAGAAGACGCCATTCGACAGGACTGATCCGCACTCGCCGTCACCCAGCGTAATTCCCCCGAAGAGGAACGACCCATCAGCGGCGCTGATCGTCGCCCCATCGGCCGTGAAGACCTCATTGGGAACAATGATGACGCCGGGAGAGAAGGACGCACTCATGCGAGGTTCGCAATCACCACATCATCGTGATTCTGTCCGACGACGTAGGAGTAGACCGCGCCTGATTGCCGGTCGCCAAGCAAATGCTGCCCGAAGCCGTAGCAGTGGACCCGTGGCAAGTCCAAGAAGAACTGCATCGCGGTCGAATCCCAGATGCCTCGCTCGTGCCAGATATCGGTGGAGTTGTCGTAATACAGGCTCGTCGTCCCATGGTCAGGTGTCGCGATATTCGGCACATTCAGCCCATAGAAGGGATGGCCATCGAGAGCGTAGCCAAGGGCCGTGGCATTGGTGAACGACTGCACGGTCGACAGCAGCCGAGAAATCGCTGGCGTCGAGATGACATTCACCTGATAGCCGTTAATCCGAATCACATGCCGCGCACCGTCCTCGTTGATACCGACGCCGTAGATGGCATTGTCAAGCCCCACAAGCGTAAACGGCGCATCTAGGCCCCATGCGGGAACCGCTGACGGCACAGGCGCAAAGGCGATGTCCGCCGCGCCGGTGTTCTGCCAGAACTCCGTATTCTTCGTGCCCATGACGACCAGATAGCCGCCTTGAGCGATGCAGTTGGAGATGTTGTCGGAGTTGAGCGTCGTGCGCGCCTGCCCGGCCCCATCTGCTAACGTCCAATCGGTTCCATCAAGCGGAGCTGAGAACGCGAGCAGATTCGACCCGGCCTGCCATGCGAGGAAGTAGCCTTGCAGAAACGCCCCGCCAAGCGCAGGAGCCGGGAACAGGTCCGAGGTCGTGATGTCCGTCAGCGTGTTCGTATCAAGGGCGAAGATGTAGCCGTGGCCGCCTGAGACGATGAACACCTGCAAGCCATCGTTGCCGTTCGAGCAGATGGTCGCATTGTTCGAATCCGCCGCGACTGTGCCCCATACGGTGAAATCGCCTGATTGGAAGAACTCGCAGAACAAGCTGCCAGACACCGCAAAGCCGCGCCCGTCCTGCCAGAAGATGCCTCGGACTGGAGCCTGAGGCAACCAGGCAAAGAGCGACAGCCCCGGCCGTGGCAGGAGCGCATTCTTGACGTTCGCGCCCTTGATGCCGAACTGCGGATACAGATTGACGGCATACTCCACGTCAATCATGCTCACGGCCCCTTGGTAGGAGCCGCCAACGAAATTGGGCAGCCGTTCGGCTTGACCGATGGGCATTAGCCGAGCCCCATGATGGCGACGTTGACCGATTGCGGAAACGTGCCTGGAGACGGCGGAGTGCGATGGATCAGATTGGCGTCCGTGCCCGTGATGACATAGGAGCCAGAAGCCGCCGTGAGCGTGTAATTCATAGGCCCGGTATTCTTCGTGAGTGTCGCCGCCGTGCCGGTGACAGTATAACTGCCGACATTCGCCGTGAGCCTTCGACCAACAGTGATCGTGGCCGATGTGCCCGTGACCGCATACGACCCGACATCAGCGGTCAGGGTATAGGCCGTGCCGCTGACGGGTGTTTCCGCCCCGACCGCTAAGAAGGTGGAACTGACCTTCTGGCTGTTGAAATCCGCCGTGATCCAATCGACCGACCGAGCGACGTTAGAGATCCTGACTTCGTCAAGGATGCCTTCGAAGAAATTGTTCACGGACGAATACGCACCGATGGCGAGGACGGTATCGCTGTTGTTGAGTGTGCCCGAGAGCGATCCGGTGACATCGGCGGCCGAATCCACATAAGTGCGGACGGTCGTGCCGTCCCACGTGACGACAAAGTGATGCCACGTCGTGCCGCCGAACTCGAACACGGTGGCGGTCGTCACGAGGTTGCCCGTGTTTCCGCCAATCGAGTTCTGCATGTAGACGACGGCTTTCTGAAAATCTCCTGACTGCCCCTTCGCGATAACGAAATCCAGCACGCCGCTCGTGCCCTTACTGACAATGCCCTGTAACGATCCAGAATTGTCAGGTGCCTCAAGCCAGATGCTTACCGTCAGCGCCGTGACCCCAGCGAAGGCGGCCGTGGTCGAGAGATATTGAGAACTGGCGGCGGTGAAGAAGGCCCCGCCATCGAGCCGTCCGACGTCCGCAGGGGTCGCGTTGTGATTCGTGGCATCGGCCGCATTGACCGTCGAATCCAGCGTGGCCAGCGTCGTGCCATCAGGTAGGTGATAGACGCCCTTGAAGGCCGAATTCCACGTGCCATTCACATCGCCTTGGAACGTCGTCACGCCCGCATCGTCATAGCCCATGTAGAACACGGTGTCTGACGTGTGTGAGAGCGTGGGAATCTTCACCCACGCGACGATGGTGCCAGCCGTGGCGTTGTAGGACTCGATCTCAAACTTCAGGAGTGTCGTGAGTCCGCTGTCGGAGAAGAACGCGAGGTCAGCCGGGACCGTCTGTCCGTGCGACGAGACGGTGTGGTTGATGTGACCACCCGATCCGACGAGTTTCATCGTGGTATCGGTGAAGACCACCGAGACCGGGAAGTCTGTTGAGTCCGTGCTCCCGCACTGGGTATGGTCTACGGTGCAGGTGCGCTTGAAGGCATACGCCATCGGATCGCCTGCTAGGCGACCGTGAACAAGCTGGCCCCGAAGTCCACCGTCAGCGTGTCGCCGTCATTGAGGGTGATGGACGACCCGTAATCCCAGTAGGCGATGAGGGGACCGCCTGACACGGTGGAATCGTAGAGCACTGCGTATTGCAGCGGCCCAATCGTGCCGCCGGACGCCGTGAAGACGATGTCCGTGCCGACGACGGTCGTGGTGCCGCCTGACCGGGTGCCCACGTTCGCCGCTGAGGCCCCGCCCGCCGAGTAACCGTTATGCGCGGTAATCTCGGTGATGTCCGCGAGGACAGTGTTCGTCGCCACGTTCGGCGCCGTGTTCGTCAGCGCCACCTTGAGCGTGTCGGCAGTCGATCCGGCCGTGCCGAGCAGGTCCACGATCTTGTTCGTGAGCGTGCCCGAGAAGCACTCGTATTTGACGTAGGCTGAAGACACAGGATCCGCCTTTAAACGCTGTAGAGCGCGACGAGATTGTCGGCCGTCGTGAGCGTGCTGTTCACACGCTTCACGGCAATCGGGATGATGGTGCCCGCGATGGCCGAGGCTAAGGTTACCGCCGTGCCATTCTCCATCACCGCCGCGATGTCGCCTGAGGCACCGACGTAGATCGCATCAGTCACGGCGGGTTTCTTCGGGAACGGCACGACGATGTTCACCGTGTCCGATTTGGTGATGGCGACGAAGAGGTTGTAAGAGCCGATGACGTTGCTAGGCATGGTTATCGGTGACTCGGGGAAGACGTCTGGTCATTGAGCACGTTGTAGCCTGAGCCAAACGTGGGGATGAGCGCCTGATCGACGCCGAGAATCGGCGGGTTCACATTCGTCCGCTTGAGACGAGCCAGTGACTCTGCCGCCAGTTTGACCGTGAGCGCCGGTGGCTGTCTTAGGAACGGCGTGCAGAGCCTCAGCGCCAGTTGATACATGAAGGCTTCGGCATAGCCGGGAGGGCCTTCGACCACATCAGCCAGTGCTGCTGGCACACCCACTCCGAAGTAGGTGTAGATGGCGATGTCCACGCTCTGATTCACGACGGGCCAGAACGTCAGCGTCCCATTCACCGCGCCGGGATTGAAGAACCACTGCGTCGGCAGCGAGTTGGACAACTGCTTAATGCTGAGGCTCTGATACTCGTCCTCCATCATGCGGCCCATCGGTGTTTCGACCGATGGACTTGACCCAGGCACGAGGTAGTTGATGCCGTTGAGCACGACAGGATTGGCCTGCACGACGATCTGACCCGTGGGGCCAATTGTTCGCGTTGAGACGCCTGACGTGAGCGTGTAGACCGTGCGCGTGAAATTGAACAGCGTGAGCGACTCGGCCTGCCACGAATCGAGCTGGGACTGAAAGGTCTCCAGCACCGTCCCAGACGCATCCGCACCCATCGAGTCTTGCAACCCGATGACGCCAATCTCGCGCAGCGCACGCTCGCCGATGCTACGGACGGTCGCCATCAGCCTTCTTCGGACGGCCCGGCCCACGCTTCGTCGGTTCGGCATTGCCCATGAGCGTGTCGAGCTCAGCCGGTGACAGTTCCGCCATCGCCGCCTGAATCTTGTTGAGCCGCGCCTGTCGCAGCGACTCTCGAACCAGTTCCTGATCCTCGGGTGACAAGGCCATCATCTCGGCCTTCACGCGGTCGGCCGGATCTTGCGCCTTGCCACTCGGCCAGTCGCCCCACTCAGGCCCCAACGCCTCCTCAGCCGCCCGAGACAGCACGAGCGTATCCGTGCCGTTCTGGTGCCACTTCACCTTCGGATATTCCTTCGGTGTCGTGTAGCTGTCCACCTGCGTAAAGGCGAACATCGGCCGGTGCAGGCGCTTCACCGGATCGCCCGGATCGCGCAAGTCCTTGAGGGCTTGTGGAATCGGTGACCGCTGGCCCTGCTGGAGGTTCAGCGTGCCGTTCTTGTAGGACTCCAGCATCTGCGTCAGCGCCTGTTGCAGGTCCGGTGGGAGATTGGTCAGGTCCATTACGAATCATCCTCGTCTTGATGCGGCACGCACGTATGCCGGTTCATGTGATCCACGACGTTCTGCTTCAGTGCCGCGATGCCTTGCTCCAGCAATGCCTTTTCAGCCGTGAGGACCAACACCCGTAACTGGAGTTCGCCCAGCGCGAGCGTCACGAGGTCGTTCACTGACTGATCCGGCATTAGCTGCCCGTGAGGGTCGTCACTAGACCGCCGATGGTGCGAATCGAGGCCACGGTCGTAAACGGTCCCGCCGAGACGCCAGCCGTGGCCCCGGCATGGAACGTCGCCGCCGCGCAGTCACCGGACAGTGACAGGCTCGTGCCCGTCGCCGCACCGATCACGGGCGTCGTGAGCGACACGCTGGTCTTGATGGCGGTGACACCTGTGTTGCTGAAGGTCACGTCACCCGTGATGGCGGTATCAGTCGCCACGTTAGACCCGTTGCCGACGAGCAGGTGCGCGCTCGTGAGCGTGCCGCCAGCCGATGACCCGGACAGGGATGTGAAGTTGTCGTTGATCTGCTTGGCCACGTCGGCGTCAAAACAGCCTTGCTTGACGATTGTCGTCAGAGACATCAGAACTCCTCAAGGGAAGAGGGGCGAGGCTGCTGGAAAGAAGCCCCGCCCCGAACCCAACCTAGCTGACCGTGACGCCTGTGGCCGAGATGACGTTGTAGAGCCCGCGATCCGCCTGCAGCGTGATCGACGCACCCTTGAACGCCGCCCACGTGAGCGTCGAATGCGGCGACCCGCTCACCCCATCGGCAATCAGCGACGTGGCGGTGATGACATGCGCCGCCGCCGTGCTGGTCGTGATGGTGACAAACATGCCGTCCTGATCCAGACCCGGAGCCGCCAGTGTCGTCGTCGCGAGCGCCGAGGCCTTGTTCAGGAAGATCAGCGTTTCGACGTTGCTCGGCGTCTTCGGCACGGCAATGACGCCGTTCTGACCGACGCTCACGATGTTGCCCCCGGCGATGCTGTTGATCTGCACCATATCGGAGGTCAACCCATACACCGCAGTCGCCAAGACGTCATGCGCCACCGCACCCGTCCCGAACTCGCCGCGCGTCACCTTGACGGTGGGCGACAGCGAGTCGTCGGTAATACGCATCCACTCACCGTCGATGCGAATGACCTTGTTCCCAGCGTTGACGCCGGTCCCGAGAGCCGGAGCCGTATACGCCGTGAGATTCACCGCCGTGGCCCCTGCGGCCACCGCCCCTGCACACGTGGTTCCTGTTGCCGACATGACGTTAGCCTCCCACCCGGCAGCCGCGTTCCTGCCGAAGCACGGCGACGCCGTAGAGGACGTCCGTGCGCTGGATAAATTGATCGGTCGTCGCGACGTAATCGCGAATCACGCGAATCGAGTTGCCCGTCTTCTTGCTGGCCGCCCGATACGCCTTGTCTGTCCCACCCGGCAGCGGCATGTCCACCATCGCGAGCGTACCGAAGTCACGATGCACCGCGAGGTTCTGCGGCGAGGACTTCGCGCTGATGGTCGAGAACGACGCGGCCGGCGTGCCGAACACATACACCGCCGCGGAGTTGGCCGGCAGGTTCGTGACGTTCTGGAGCGAGGGCGTGGGCGAGGCCGGTCCCACAATCGACGGGGCCAGCGGAATCGCAATCGTGCCCGCGCTGTCCGTGATCGTCGCCGTCACGACAAAGGTGGCCATCTGCCCGGTGTCCTGGTAGGACTGCGGATTGACCGAGTTCGTGGGCGATGAGCTGGAGAAGAAGCCCACGATGTCGCCCGCGTTGAGCGTCGTCGAGCTCCAGCTGCCGGTCGTGATGGTCGAGCCCGACTGGTTGCCCGAAGACACCGTCGGCGTGCCGCCGAGCGTGCCCACGGTATGGACGTAGATGTTCTGGTCCATCGCCCAGTCGAACCCAATCGACCGTCCCATCTCACCACGGAGATACTGCTGTTTGATCTCTTCGGCCGACTGGAATAGACCCTTCAGCGTGTCCACAATGGACGATTCCGCTGCCGGGTTGAGAATCATGTGCCGTTCGCCGTCCATCGGACACGCCTGATTGTCGAGCGTCGTCTTGGCCGAGAGATACGTCGAAAGCGCCGTCGGGGTCGTCCCCGGCGTGCCGACGAAGTTCGACAGGCCCTGCGCGAGCAAACAGACGTCCTGGTCGATGAGGTTGGCAATGCGCGCGATCATGGGCTTCAGCACCCGGTCGCGGTATTCGTCAATCCGCAG